GTTGTGCTATCGGTCCGCGCTGCTGTGGAGTTAGCATCAATGTTGGCTGTATTGGTTGTGCCATCGGCCCGGGCTGTGCTGGTTGTTGTGTTGGTTGTGCTGTTGTTGTAGTAGGTTTAGTAGTGCCACCTATACCAACTGCCGGCTGTGCTGGTTGTTGTGTTGGTCCTGGTTGTTGTGTTGGTTGTGTGGTCTGCCTTGGTTGTGCTGGTTGTTGTGTTGGTTGTGTTGGTTGTGGTGTTTGTGGTGTTTGTCCAGGTGCTGTATTGTTATCAGTTGCGAGATCTTGTGTAGCAGTGTCAGATTGGTCTGACACGTCGTCGGTTGTAGTACCCGGCACTACTGGGGGCTGGGCTTCGTTTATAATGTCAATGTATTTTCTAAAAAATCTTGGATCCATGATCTGCTCCGACTCAGTTATTTAGTGGCACTGTTCAACAGTAGTAGACAACAAAAAAGGGCCTTTCGGCCCTTTTTCGTCCTTCCCATCCCTGGGTCGGTTCTCTGATTAGGAGAATGACAAGTTGGAAACTGCGATCTCGCCAACGTAGTCACCAGCGTTGCCGAAGCTGCTGGCTGTGTTGGTCAATTCGATGTAACCATAACGTGTCATGAATGACACGACTGGTTCGAATGTTGAAGGATCAAGCACAACACCGCTGCTCATCAAAGGAATGTATGGGCAGTAGAATGCTGGTGCGTCAGCTTCTGAAGAACCTTTGTAACCAACCAACACAGCTTGTGTGTCAGCAGCATAGCTGTCGACGAACACACGCATAGAGCCGTTCAATGTACCAACAAACTTGGTGTTGGTAGGTGCTTCAAATGTACCTTCTGTAGTGCGAGCAAAAGCAGAAGTTGTTGCAGATTGCAACACTGTCAAAGCAGCTGAAGAGACTACAGCGTAGTTACCAGCGCCACGACGAGTGCGTTGAGCAATCAAGTTAGCAACACGGTTAACCAACACAGCCAGTGCGGCGTGTTCGTCACCAACGAATGTTGCTGTACCAGAAACGGTGGCTTGGTTGTATGTGAACTCAGTAGCTGCCAGTGAACGCAAGCTCAAGAGAATCTCTTGGTCAATTTCAGCTGTAATCTCTTGAGCCAATGCTGCCATGATTTCTGCTTCAACGTCAATACCATGCATGGCTTGTGCGTCTTGTGCAGATTCAAATGTCCAGCGAGCTTGCAACTTACGTGTGCGAGCTTCAACGGCTTGTTTCAGGATCTGAACGGAAATTTGCTTACCGCCAGTGCCTTCCATGGTAGCTGTGTTGCCACCAGTATAGCTAGTAGCTGTGGCTGTGCCAGCAGGTACTGTAGAATATGCCTGAGCAATTTTGAATGGGCTCAATGCTTCTTCACCAGCTGTTACGCTGGTAGCGGCTGCACTGTTGTCTGTCAAGCTGTTGGCATAACGCACACGCAGGGTGTGAATTTGACCAACAGGACCTGTCATGGGCTGAACGCCAACCAACTCGTTAGCAATAACGGTGGGCATAACACGACGGATCACTGGCAGAATAACACGGTTAAGTGTTGCAATGTTGCCAGCAGCAGTTGAACCTGCTGATGCATTCTCTTTCAAGTAGCGACGAGTATTTTCTAAGATTACACCCATGCTGTTGCGCTTGGAACCGCCAAGACCTTCAAGCAATGCTTCTTTGGTCTCGCCCCAGCGACTTTCTAATAGTTCTTGTGACATTTTTAGTCTCCTGTTAATTATAGACCTGCCAGTCGCTTGAGGTCAATCACGTTGCTTTTCGCATCGTTGTATTCCTGCTGACTCGGTACAGTTTTATCGCCCGTTACTGCTGTGACTTGTTCTGAAATTACTTTGCGGGCTTTTACAGATCTGTCTTCCAACACTGCTGGTAGATACTTTTCGAAAGCATTTTTCAAACGGTTAGTTTGAACGCTTTCAAGTAAATTACGCATGACTTCTTGCTTTTCCCGGTTTAAGGGACGTAGCAATTCATCCATTGTGCTTTCACGCTCATTGGATTCACGAATCATGTATAACTCACGCTCTTTTGACTCAATCAAAACTTTTGCATTTTGAGAAAGTTTAATGGCTTCCGCCAACTTACGGTCTTTGTGGCTCAGCAAGTCATAGAGTTTGCGTACTTCTGCCTTCTCATTGAGATGGGTAGCACCAAATTCTGTTGCATAAGCTTCAAAGATTCTGCGACCAAAATTGTTCTCGCGAGCAATCTTGATATCTTCTTGTAGCTGATTTAACTCAGACTTTAGATGACTGCTAACAGCTTGACTCATTTTACTTGCACTTTCTTTGATGAAACGTGCTTTCAATTGTTCAAGTTTGCCACGTGCTTCACGAACCAGACGCACTTTTGTTTCTACAACATCGCGTTTGTCTTTTGCAAATTCAGTGATTTCACGGGCCAATGCTTGTACCACAAAGTTTTCCAACTTGGCAACACCTTCGGTATGCATTTTACGGTCACGGCGCAATTCGCCGATTTCTTCTGCCAATTTGGTTACTAAAAAGCCGTTGAACTTAGTAGCACTTTCTTTCATCTTGGTTTGGAAACGTACACGATCTTCCGCCAGTGCTTGCTTTTCAGCAGCCACTTGCGCAATTTCTGTACTGAGACCTTCTGTTATCATTTTATCTAGAGCTTCTACCATTACTGTCTTGTCATGCTCGTAGCGTTGTGCAAACTCTTCTCTGAGTTCCGCACGTACCTGTTCACGGGCTTCGTTTAGTTTTCCTTCCCAAGCTTCGTTGAGTTCTTGACTAACGTCTTCGTTAATTAGGCCACTATCAAGCAGGGGTTTAATTGCATCAAACATGCCTGGTTCTCCTTAGATTTTGAGATCCCGAATGAGTCTTTTAACTTCATTCTTTAGGTATCTCTGCACTTTGTCGCTCTCGCCAGATTCCCTTGCCATCTCCAAGATTTTATGACCGTGCTTCATGTTCATGAGCCCTTCATAAATTGCTGTTGGATAAGCATTTGGTGCGCTGGGTTGTGCAACCACATCTATAGTGACTATTTCAAAGTCACTTACATGTCCTGTTCTGTCGTCAACGTTGCCGCTGCCACGACTGCTGACACCCAGCTTTACGCCAGATGTCAACAATGATTTAACCAGTTCTCCCATGGGAGTTGGCAATATCTTCAACTTACCGCAACCAGCATGTCCGTCCATCCACATGCCTTCCACAGTGTGGCACACACGATCCAAGTTGATTTTTAAGTCATCTGGATGGTCCACTTCACCTAACACGGAATTACCGTCACGGATTTGTTCGTTGATTGTTTCTACTGCTTTGAGAATTTCATGACGAGGATAAATTCTCTCGTTGGCGTTTTTCTTGTCGCCTTCGATGCAGATACCTTTGAGGTAGAGATTTTTACCTCTGCCGCTGGCATCGTCTTCAGTTATGACTTCGATGCGAGCTTGAGTAAAGGTAAGATCTTCTCTTAGGTATTTGGATGCCATTTAATTAACCCCGGCGTCCTGGCAGTGGGCTCTTGTTGTTTTGACCTTCGCTACCGGCGCCCATTTTAGGCTTTGGTGCTGCTGAAGGCTTTTGTGTGCCTTGTGCAGGTGTATTACCAACTTTGCCGATCAAGTCTTTTGTGTTGTTGCTGTAAGCGCCAGATGCGTCATGACGTCCACCTTCGCCTGCACCAGTGTGTACTGGACGGCTGGCCATGCCTGCTTGTCCGCTGTTGGCTGCATAGGTAGACTTCTTGTTTACGCCGCCTTCTTCACTGGTCACTGGCTTTGGGGCTGCTTTTAAACTCACAGCTTCCATCATGCCTGGTTCCATTTCGTCGGTGTCATCCATTTCAATAGCGTCGCCGCCTTCGTCAGGACCAAAGTCATCGCCGTCGCCCATGTCGTCGCCGCCCATGAGATCTTCAAACTCGGCCATCAACTGGTCCAATTTGTCTTCTAAATTCATGATGTCGTCTTTGGTAGCTGGCTCGTCGCCGTCGTCCATGTCATCACCCATGTCCATGTCATTGCCCATTTCCATGTCATCGTCGCCCATGTCTTCTTCGGCTTCCATGTTCATGTCAGATTCTTCTTCCATTTCCACGTCGTCTTCC